CCCATCCCGGACAGGGTGACCGATTGGCCAACCTCAATTGGGTGTTCCTGTAAAAGCTGAACGATGGCGACGTTTTGGGTTACCTGTTTATGGGTAACCGTGTACGTCGCCATCGTTGGCAGCCTTGGAGGAGGTCTTACTTAGGCTTTGAGGATCTTGACGAACTTGGTCGCATCGGCCATAAATGCGGCTGCGTAGCCGCGGAAGGCGATCGTGCGGCCGAGCGTTGAGGGCACGTCAATGCTGATGGCACCCTTTTGCTGTTCGTAAAATTCGAAGCCTGCGGCAGCGCCAGCAGCGTGGCCAACGACACCGTTGAGGCCGCCCGAGCCCGTGCTGCCAGCCATGTTCTTGTCAACGACAAGGACGAGGCCGAGCGGGTTGCCGTTCCACGACGTTGCCGACGACGAGCCAAGCGTGTTCTGGCCGTTGAGGCCCGTGGCACCAACGAACGGGAAAACCGGGCGGTTGGCGTCGTCAACCATCATGCCGAGCTTGGCCCAGATGAGCGGCGAAACGAAGTAGTGCGTGGGCAGGTAGTTGCTGCCGTTGCTGATCTGGTACGCGGCACCGTAGATGCACTCAATGAGATCCTTGGGATCGTAAGCGTTGAGGGTTTCCGTCTGCGTGACACCCGAAACCATCGTGTCCACCGCGTAGTTGTCGGTGGCCTGACCGTACGCAATTGCGAGCTGGTCAAGAACGATCGCAAGGCTGTTTGGGTCAGTCCAATCAAGATCCTGTTCCGACAAGGTGACGTACGTTCCAAAAGTCAGCTTAGAAATGTCGGTGTTGGAAACGCCCACCGTTGACGGGTCAAGCGCGTTGAGCTGGCCCGTGGGCTGCTGTGTGACAACCGGGCGCGTGGTGATTTTGGGACGACGGAAGGTCGCACCGCTGGCAGGCATGGCGCGCACGCCAATGGCCGAAACAAACGGGCGCACCGCGTTGAGGCCGTCGTACACCGGGCCGACGATCTGCTCGGGCAGGATGCCGGGCGTGTCGGCCGTGGTGATGTCCGGCGCGGCAGCCTTGATGTTGGCATTCAGCTGGGCGAAGTCCGAACCACCGCGAACAAACGCGGCCATGTATTCGGTCGGGCTGGGGAGCTTGAAGCTCTTTTTGGCTTCAGCCCAAACAGGTGCCGAAACGGTCTGCGGCTTTGCTTCCACAGCGGCCGCGCTTTCAATCTGAACGTCCTTAGTTGCTTCCACTTGTGGGGTCTCCTGTTGTGTGCCCTCGGCCGCTGCAACCTCGGTGATTTGTGCTCCAGCAAACGCTGGCGCTGTTACTAACGATAGTTCCTGCCACTCGCCTTTGGCAACCACAAGGGTGCCAGACTCGTCATAGCTTGCGTCCACCGGGTTGACACCAACGGAAACCGAGTCAATGGCTCCGTCTTTGATGAGCTCAACCACGTCGTCACCGTCACGGGTTTTGCTGATCTTGGCCGTAAAAAGCATTCCCTTGGCGGTATCGATCCGGCCAGTGACAATGCCTACGGGCTGGGTGCTGTCATGGTATTTGAGCAGTTTGGGGGCCTTGCCCTTGACCGACAGGCTGCCGGGCAGGAATTTGACGCGGGTGCCGTCGCTGACGGTGGCCTCCACGTTCCACGGTACGGCAATGCCGCTGATGGAGCGCGGCGTTTCGCCTTCCTCGGCGGTAACGAATGTCTCTGAAGCTGTCAACCTAATCATTGGTCATGTCCCCTTCGTTTTGTCTGTCCGAGGGCTCGGGGGCAGCGTTTCCGTCACCCTCGGACATATCGTTTTCCTCCAAGTAAGCCTTCACGTCAAGCTCAATGTATCTGCCGCGTGGCGTTACGTTATTCATGCTGAGGGTTTGCTCAATGGCATCAATGAGAGCTTTGGCCCCGAATAAGTAAAGGTCTTGGCGTGCCTGTTGAGCGTTTGCGTACGTCATTGAGCTTGTATTTACGCCAACCAAATACGGCGGGATGTTGGCCAGGCGCGCCATTTCAAGTGCCTGATATTCGCGTGACTCTACCGATTGCATTTTTGACGGATCCACGTACTGTGGCTCAAAATTGACGAACTGGTTTAGCGCGGCGATCGCGTTGGCTTCGCGTGCGTCAGCAAACGCGGCAGCCATGTTGGCAAGCTCCTCGGAGCTCATCGGCTCGCCGTCGACCTGCCGCAGGATGCCAGACGGGATCTGGTTACGGGAAAAACGGTCAGCGCTCTCGTCCAGGTGGCGTGCGGTGCGCAAGCTGCGTGCACCCATAGACAGCAAACCCTGCACCGGGGAAAGAAACTGCACCACGTCTGCCGGGTTCAGATCCAGGCCGTTGAAAGTGATCTGTTTGGACGGCCCAAACCATTGAGGCCCAGCCTGGTCACGGGTCTGCACATCAGCTGCCGGGATCCAAGTGAACTCTGCCGGGAAGCCATTGCCAAAACGTTTTGTCACAACCCAAAACGCGCGACCGTAAAAAATCATGTCGTCAGCTGTCCAGCTCAAAATAAAATTGCGGGTCACGTTCGGGTCAGGCTGGTCAAACCAAACGTCGTCAGGCAGGTACACCTTTTCGTATTCCTGTTCGGCGTTATTCCATTGCCAGGTGTATTGCTTGATTGTGAGCGCGCCAATCATGGAACAGATCAGGTCTCGTGCCCGGCTGACGGTCGGAATGTTGATGGCCTGCAGACGGTCATACCCCGTCATGTAGGTCATAAAATTGCCAACGTTGGGGTTGCCTGCCGCGCCCACTGCAGCTCCAACGGCTGCGTGTGGCGCTGGTTTGGTGGTTTGCAAACCTGAGAAAATGCCCATGGTGGATCCAGCCTAGGCGTTGCGACGGACAAACGCGATTTGGGGCCGTGTCACGTTTGGCCGCGGCTTTGACATCAGCCCGGCTGCCCACACTAGGCAGCGTGCTAGTTCAATAGGCCCCGGTGATTTGGTAGAGGAAAGCGCAATTGCCCCAGGCGTTCGGACTGCAACAGCGCGCCCGACGTGCTCGGCGAGCATGGTTTCGCCTGTGTGTTGTAGTTTGTTTTCGGCAATTGATTGCCGTACTGCTCCAGTGAAGCTCGTAATTTCTCGGTAGCCCACGACAACGCGGCGGCGAGCCAACGCACTAGGACAGTGCACGTCCAGAGTTGGAGTAATGGCAACGGTGAGCCCAGGATTAGCTGCAGCCTGGCTTTCCACATTGTCCCACAATGCCGAAAGCGTGTCACACATAAACGCTACTGTGGCGGTAAGTACGTTTTCGGCATTGTGATTGACGCGCACGCCGCAGTAGCGGCCGTCGTCAACGCTGACTTCACAGGCAAGCACGCCACCTGGTAGTGGCGGCAGGTTGGTGGTGCGATCCTTCCACAGGCCCGGCGTTAGCCAGCCTGTGTCTGTCTGCACCCACAGGTTGACGGAGCTGCGTAGGAAACCTGCCCGGTTGGGTGCGTGGCTTTCATCCTCCAGGGTGCTGATGCCGAGCGTGTATCCCAGGGCCGGGTTGGCGTATTCCCAAGCCTCGGAGCTCATCGGATCCAGCTCGGGTGGCGGCGAGTATTCGGCCAGATACAGCGGCGCTTTGTCCCCGGTATCGATCGCGCGTAACCCTTCCTCACGCCATTTGAGCATTGCCACGCTTTCCTCGGTGCCTGCTGTGCTCCACATTGACAGCAGCGGGTTGGCTCGGGCGCGTTGTGTCGGCCTGAGGCCAATGTCCAAAGTCTCGGTATCCACCCCGAACAGCTCGTCCACAATGATGAGATCGCAGCTCAGTCCGTGCCCGGCCGAGGGTTTGGCGGCTCTGACAAGCCATTTGTTGGCCCCTACTTTGAGCTGGTTGCGGCCATAAGCCCAAACTACGTCCCGGCGATCCAACCCAAATTTGGCTTCAATGATCGGAGCCAGATCCTGAAACAGTGCACAGGCCAGGTCTAAACGATGCGCTGTCGTAAGTATGGTTTGCGGCTCCTCCCATACTTTCGTGAGCCACCAACCAACGAGGGCTTTGAGCGCGGCGGTTTTTCCGTTTTGTCTGGCCACCGAGACAAGGCTGACATGGTTGAGAAACTGTCCATTGGCTCCATACGCGAGCTGCTGATCCAATACCCGGCGTTGCCACGGCATGAGGTCGATACCCAGGAACCGTGAAGCCCACTCTGCAACCTCGGGCCCGTAGGTGCCTGCAGGATCCTTGACGATCGTTTCCAATCTTGGCAGGTCATGACCTTTCCCTTCCTTTCTCGGAACCTTTCCTTTGGATAAAGACAGTGA